GACAAAAGGCATGCAAACATCTTCATCAGGAAGCACTGGCACCAGGTGGTCATGTCCATGGACATCTTAATGGTCAGGCAATCATTGGGGCTGTAGGATGCTTTGACTCTCCTTGTGTGCCTTGAGACAAACTTCTTTTTATCTTTTGGCTTTGTCAGACACTCCTCCTCTAAATCTATGCATATCCCTGTACTTATTGACTCAAGAGCCGCAAGCCTCAACCTTGACGCCATGTCCAGAATGCTAATTTCCCTCACCCCACCTATTTGATATTTCCTAAAAATGCTGACAATGATGTACCCCTTGAAGAGCTCTTCAGTATTGTATAGGCAGCCAAGGGATTCCATTAGCATCACCCCCATGAGCAGTGGCAGCATCGAGTAAAGAGCTGCAAAGCACTTGGTTCTGACTGCCATCAAGCCCTCAACAGTCTTCTGAAGGACATTTTTTGCATTCCCTGTGAAGATGGATGTGGTGCTTGACTTTGTTGTGGCAAATGACTCCAGAGTTGTCGATGCAAAGGTGCCTAGGCTAGAAAGTCTGTAGTTGCCCATATCAGAGAGCGCAGATCTACTCCTTAGATCCTCCTTGATCAAATCAGCACCCATCTTTATGAATCCAGGATCAAACTCATAGAAATCCTTTGGCCTTGATGTTTCAGGCTCCCAGTTGTCATTTTCCAGTTTGCCTCTCAGCACATCTTCCATTTTTGCCAGTTTTGAGAACGCCTTTATCGAGCCGACATGATCAGAGCCTTCATCTTTGTTGTGGAGCATGCAGACATAGCAGGAAAGCAGGAACTTTTCTGAGGAGTCAATGATGAACCCAAAAGGAGAAGGAACATGAGGCAGCGGGTCAAACAGCCTCTCAGCATCATCAATAACAGTCTCCTCTTCCTCCTCAGATGACTCATCCTTTGCCTCAGGCTCTTTGTACTCCACTGTTTGGCAGTCTTCACCCTTGTGCTTAGAACGGCAGTAACAGCATGTGACTGGCGCCTGAGGCTCAACCTTCAGATATGAGGCTTTTGTGCTCCTTAAGTTTATCTCCTTATCTGCTAAGTGCCACCTCCTCATGATCCACATCAAGACTGGGGACCTGATCACATCTGGCAGTTTCGAGACAACCTCTTCTTTGGGGTATATCTCAGGGGGCACGCTCGAGAACACTTTCATGTAGTAGTACCTGAAGAGCTGCAGTGTCGTGCTTGTGTCTTCCTTATCCTCAATGAGAATGAGAGACAGTGTTTTTATAGTGTGGGTGACCTGCTTTTCCCAGAGAGAGTCAGTCTTCCCCGGCTCGAGGCCCGTTGAGCTCAAGGTGTCAGCAAGGAGGGACCAGAGGCTCATGATTTGTGAAGGAAGGTTAACAAGGTGGCTGAGACGATCTTGATCCATGCTGATGAAATCAGTGTAGCGCCAGCATGAGTCAAAAATCTTCGTGTCTTCAAAGATGCCTGGCGCATACTCACAGCCCTTGAATAGCACAGAGTAAAAAATGGGTC